GTCTTCGACGAAGACCTTTCCGACCAGCGCTTCCATTGTCGCAGGTTTGTCAAGGTCGGCGCCGAGGCTTTTCGCGAACCGGTCGTCGACGCCCCGGTGGAGGATGACCGGTTCCGGGAGCGCGGATTTGGCGAAGGCGGAATCCAGGTCGGCGACCAGCTTGTGGTAGCGGGCCAGGACGACCGGGTCGGTGGGTAGCTTGCCGCGCAACCCGTTGTTGATCAGGCTGTATTCGTCGCCGGTGTAGGCGCGTACGGCCGCCCGCTCGTCATCGGTCAGCTGCTCGGGGAGCGGCAGGTGTTGGCGGGCCCAGGCGAGGCCGTCGCGGTTGGTGCGGTGGCGGAGCGCGTCCCGCATGCCGGGCGCCGCGCGGCGGGCAGCCTCTTCTTCGGCGTCTCGGCGTGCCTGCTCGGCGGCGGCCTTGCGTGCGGCCTCGGCTGCTTCCCGCTTCGCCTGCTCGATCGCGGCCTGCCGGGCAGCCTCCTCAGCTTCGCGGCGCGCCTTCTCCTCAGCGGCCGCCTTGGCTTCCGCGTCCTTGCGCGCCTGCTCTTCGGCCTCCTGCCTGGCCTTCAGCTCGGCGTCCTGGCGGTCGGCGGAGGCCTTCGCCGCGGCAGCATCGTCGGGCGTCGGCCCGCCGTTCCTCGGAGGCTGGAGGTCGCCGACCGGCCCGCCGGGGGCTTCGCCGCGCGGCACGTTGCCGGCGCCGATCTGCTCCCGGTAGGTGAGCCGCTTCAACGCCGGGTTGGCCTTGAGGTGGCCGCGCAACGCGGCTTGGGCGGCGCGCACGCGGGCGCCTGCGTCCTTCTTGGCTTCGGGGGTGAGCGCGCCGACGGCCTGCTCTTTCGCGGCCCGGATCTTGCGTTCGAGGTAGCGCTGCTTCTGGCGGGCCTTGTCGCCTTCGGGGTCGGCTGTGCCCTTCTTCAGCCGGGTCACGCCGGGCAGGTAGGCGCTGGCGCTGTGCCTGCAGTTCGGGTGGAAGAGTCCGCGCGCCGTGGCGCCGGCCATCGTGTCGACCACGTGCACGGTCACCATCTCGCCGTCGCGGGTGGCGTGCTCGACCTGGATCATGCCGACCGGGCCGAGATCGCGTCTGAGCACCTTCGACTCGAAGGGGCGGCAGACCTTGCACTCTTGGACGTTGTCGCTGATGTAGACCAGGTCGATGCCGAGCGTGGCGAGCCTGTCCGTCTGCCCTTGAACGGCGGCGCGCTGAATGTTGGTGCGGGCCATCATCTCCACGTAGGAGCTGAGCTTCCAGGTGCGGCCGGCCCGGTCGGTGAAGGACGTGATGCCCTTGTCCATGAGCCGCTGCCATGCGGCTTGCGAGGCTTCCCTGCGGGTGTAGCTGCCGGAGGCGATGCGGGCGGCGGTCCCGGCCTGGACGGCGCGGTATGCGTCGAGGGGCGCTCTGAGGATGTTCTGATCCACCCTACCGATGTCACGGTGCAAGGCCTGGGCGAGGTTTTCGAGCAGGCGCGCGTTCGGCACCACTGCGGTCGCCTTGCGCGCGGCCTGGCCCACTCTGGGATCCCAGGAGGCGGGCAGATCCACGATCGCGGCGTCCGAGCCGCTGCGGTACGCGCGGGCGACCGCGTCACGGATGATCCCCGCCCTGGCCTGCTGGAGTTTGGCCAGGATCCGAGCCGCGCTGGTCTGCAGTTGGCGGATGGCGTCGAGCTTCTCCTCCTGCCACGGGGACGGCAGGGGGATGTCCTTGCGCAGGCGTTGCGCGATGGTGCGGACGAGCGCGGTCTCGACTTCGCGGTACAGGTCGGCGATCGTCGAGGCGATGGAGTCGAGGAGGTCCTGGTCGACAGCCACGAGGAGGACCTCCTCGCGTTGTACGCCCTGCTTCTATGTGCGCCGCGTGGGATTCCCCCCAGAATCCTCCGGCGGCCCGTCCTGCCCTACGTACACTCCTGCCACGGGCCGCGCGGATCCCAACCGTTCTCGGGGGTGGCTGGCACGGGATCGCTGTAGATGACCACGCCACCCTGGGTTCTGGCCGCTGCCCGCGCCATAGCTTCGGCGTCCGGCCCGGAGACCGAGAATAGAAGCTCACCATCCACTCGAACGCCCCACGACCTTTTCATGCCGCCCATCATTCCTGACGCGCGGGCGGCCCGTCCTGCTTCTTAGCGGCCGGGTCTTCGGGGTCGACGGGCTCCCCGTCCTCGCCCACCATCTCCCCGGGCAGCGCGAACGGATCCTCCATCGGGTCCGGGCGCGCGTCGGCGATCGCGTCCACTTCGGCCTGGATCTGCGGCTCATCCCAGTCCGGATGCAGCATCCGTACGAGGGTCTCGTCGCTCGCGGCTTCGGCGCGGCGCATGAGCTCGGCGGTCTGGGCGAGCTGCATGATGTCCGGCGAGACGGAGTCGCCGAAGACGATGCTGGGCCGTTCCGGCGTGACCTTGCTGCCGAACATGGACGCTTCCAGCTGGAGGAGCATCTCGACTGCGTCGGCCAAGGCGGGCGCGGTGTAGATGGCCTTACGCCCTCGGGTGACGATCGACCTGCGTTCCTTCGCACTGACCTCGGTCGCGGTCACTGCCACGTCCCCGCTGAGCCCGAAGCTCTGGGCGCTGTAGCCGGTCGCCCTCAAGATGTTGGCCAGGAGCTCGGCGGCCGTATCGCGGTGCTCGGCGTACCTGATCTCGAACTGGTGCGCCGAGATCTCCATGCGGTCGTCGCCGCCGAGCACGTCCAGGCCCTCGTACAGCTCCCTGTCGGGGTCGAAGTAGGCGCCCTGCCCCTTCCCGTTCGACTGCAGGTAGGAGCGGGGGACGATCAGTCTCGACTTGCCGAGGCGGACGTCCCGCATCCAAGAGGTCCACACCTCATCCAAGGCGTCCATCATGCCGAGCACCGGGCCGTCGAAGTCGGCGCGGCCGAGGTTGGCGCCGGCCGGGAAGTTCCTCCACTGGCGCTGCGGGCGCATGTTGGGCACGTAGACGCCGGTGCACCTGTCGAGCCCGGTCGGGATGCTGGGCTTCATCTTGGCTGTCTCGGCGTGGGCGGTGAGCTCCAGCTGCTCGCCGAGGACGCCGGCCTTGCCCCGGTACAGCCCGTTGAGGATGGTTCCGGGCTCGTGGCGTTCCAGATGCCACAGGCAGGTCTGGTCGTCCTCGGTTTCGATCACTCGCCAGAAGGTGACGGCGCGGAGCCGGCCGTGCCGCCATTCGGGTACGGCCGCGTCGGCGTGCACGGTGGCGAGCCATGGGAGTTCGGCGATCTCGGTGTCCCAGACGGTCCTGAGGTAGTAGCCGCCGAGTGCGGCGCCGACCTCACTGCCTTCGAGCAGGGTGGCCTGGAGTCCGTTCTCGATCAGGTCGGTGATGCGCTCCTGGGTGGCCGCGTCTTCGACGGTGATGCTGGGCGGCTCAGAGAAGAGCAGGTCCGACGACATGGTGCAGATGTCGGAGGCGACGGGGACGTGCAGTTTGGTGCGCTTCTCGCCGGCGGGTGTGAGCTGCCCCCAGAACATGCGGGCGATCGAGCCGACCATGCCGCCCCGGTATTGGGAGGGGCGGTTGGCGGGGGCTGCGGTGCCGCGCGGGTCGCCGTAGAGGGCTGCGAGGCGGTCTTGGTCGCCGACGTACCAGGCGTCCAACGTGTTGTAGTGCTGGTAGATGGGCTGCAAATGTTGGGGCGGCCAGGTGCCGCCACCGCTGGGCAGCGGCATGCTGACGCTCCTCTCAAGGCTTCCGGCGGGCGTCGTTGTACGCGATGAGAGGTGCTGGGTCGACGTCGATGACGCCCTGGTCCACGATGGCGTCGTCGTCGTCGGCGGGTGGTGTCCAGCCGAGCGCGATCAGCGCCTCGCGGGTCTTCAACGGCAAGAGCACAACCATCTCGCCCTCCACCTCCATCTCGCGGAAGACGAGGTCGAGGGTGAGCTTGGGCATCTCCATGATGTTCGCGGTGATGTTGATGCCTCGAACGCCGGGGATCTTGTGGCCTTCGACCTCGACGGTGGAGCCGAACCCGCCCGCGTTGAGCTTGAGGCGTGCGTTACGGGCCGACATCAGACGGCGGGCCGTGCGGTCGGCTGCGGGGACCACTCGCCGGGCCCGTCACCGGGCGGCACGTTGTACTCGGTGAAGCCGCCTGACTCGCCGGGGGTGAACACCCACAGGTGCACGTGCTGGTTGCTGTCGAGGCCGGGCACGTCGCCGGATTCGACTCCGCGCGGGTCGAGGGTGCGCGTGTCGGCGGTGACGATCGCGGCGCGCATGGCCAGCAGGCCGCGCTTGCCTCGGTAGCGGACGACGTCGCCGGTGATGGGGATCATGTGAGGGTGCCTTCCTACGGGCTCGGTGATCATGGAAGTACAAACTTGCGGGAAGTAAAGATTCCCCCAAGCTACGAGCGAGTAGAGCAGCGCTCCTACTCTGCGGGTACGGGTGTTACCGAGGCACCGATCCGCGTGAACGGGGGGGCACGTCATGCCTACGCTGATGCCACCATGCCCAGGCTGCCGCGCGACAGCAGCTCCCATGGACCAATACGGCAACTGCCGTCTCTGCGGCAAAGAACGTTGTGTGTCGTGCGGGGCAGCGAGGGGTTACAAGCGGAAGGGGGACCTTTCTCTCACCTGTGACCGCTGTAGCTAAGGATCGCGGTGGCGCTCACGCGGCCTTGCTCGGCGGTGCGAGCTGGCCGTGCCAGATGTTGCGCGTCGTCCGGATCCCGTACCGCAAGGCGTCCACGCCGTGGTCTGCGATCTTGAGCGGCTTGTCCTCGCCCTTCTCGCTGGCGTCCGGATCCCACGCGTACCCGGGAATCTCTTTGATGAGTTCCTTGCATCCGGCGTGGACGAGCAGGCGGCCAGTCGCAAACAGCGAGGCCACGTCCCTGATCCCGTCGACCACGTCATTATCGGCGAGCGTGCTGGATTGGCCGTCGCGGTGCAGCTGCACGCGGAAGCTCTTCGCCGAGGGGTCAACGATCGTGTACGACGGCGTGATGCCCAACCCGGTGACCCAGGCGCGGACGCGTTCGCTGTACTCCGAGTCGGTCAACGCGCCGCGCTGCTTCTTCGAGTCCCACCGCCACTCGTGCCCGACGTACAGCCGCCCGTCGACGCCCAAGCCGATCGCCAAGGCGTGGAACGGGTTCGTGGTGCCGTAGTCCATGGCGATGGCGATCCACTGAGCGATCGCGGGCAGCTGGTCGACGACGTGCCGGCCCGGATCCCACGACTCGTACACGACGCCTTCGGCCAGGCACCATTCGCCGAGGATCAGCCGGCGGTACCACAACCCGGTGAACTCGCTGGAGACGTCGTCGATGTACTGCTGGGTGAGGTTCGGGTTGTCCCTGAGCTGGAATGAGAACCGGTGCAGGTTGAGCCGGTCATCGCCAGCGTGGTGGTGCAGCTGGCCGTGGATGTCGAGGTGGAGCGCGGCGCGTTCCAGGTAGCCGGTGAGCAGCCAGTGCTGCGGCCCGTCCGGGTTCGTCGTCCCGAACAGCTGAGCACCAGGGATCGAGAGCCGCGTGAGGAGCATCGTCCAGAAGGACTCGGGCATGGTCGAGACTTCATCCACGTACGCGCCCACCAGCGACAGGCCACGGATCTTGTCGACCGAGCCTTCGTTGTACGCCCCGGCCACGTAGATGACCCTGCCCAGGAGGTGGAGTTCGCCGGCGCCCGCGACGAACTTGCATCGCTTCTCGCCGAGCATCTCGACGAGGGGGTCGAGGATGTTGCGCTTCAGGGTGCGCTCGGTCTTGCCCACCATGAGCAGCGGGCCGGCCGGGCACTCGCGGACGAACTTCAGCCACTTCAGCAGGGAGCTGATGGTCTTCGACGACCGGACCGAGCCGTCCCAGATGTTGAGGCGGGCGGTCGCCAGCTGCACGCTCTCGCGCTGCTTGCCGACGAGCGGGGTGACGTTCACAGCCCGGTCATCTCCTGCAGCCAGGCGTCGACGGCGGCGTGCGCCTCACCCGAGTTGTCGTGCTTCTCGACGGCGAGATGCTTGTCGATCGCGACGGCCGCGGCGGTGATGAGGTTGCGCTTGTCGGTGACCGGCGGTTCGGGGAACTCCTTCGAGTTGAAGGTGTTGTCCTTGCCGCCGAAGTTGTACGCGGTGTGCGGCTTGTGCAGGTCGTCGAGGAACCGGTTCGCCTCCTCCAGGAACCGCCGGCTCGTCGAGGCACGCAGCGCGGCGTTGTCGACGCGGGCAGCCTCAGTAGCGTTCTTGGTCTTGGACCGGTCGAAGCTGCGTGCGTTCGCGGCGGCGATGCGGCTTACGGTGCTGGCGCTGACCTCGTGTTCGCGGGCGGTCTCGTTGCGGCTCTTGCCTGCGTCGATGCTGGCGAGGATGGCGGCGATGACGGTGTCGGTGAGCGGCTTCCCCTGGGGCACACGAGCTCACCCCCGAACATGCGAATGCCCCGCTCGGTGGCGGGGCTCAATCGTGCTGGCGGGTGGTCAGGCCATGTCGACCACCACCTTCAGGCTTCGGGCATGCCGAAGACGCCTCGATCATGAGTTATCCACAGGCCGGTGTCAAGTTGGGGGACTACGTCATCCACCGGTTAGGCGCCCGAGGATGTAACCGGCAACGAGCCCGATGGCAACGCACACGAGTTCGACCACCCAGTCATCCCGCGTTCTCTGGAGAAAAGTTGGGCGATCGGCACGATACGCATTGATCACACGAGCGCTCTCACCAGTCATCCTTGCAGGAATTCGCCTGAGAACGATCATTGTGATCAGCATGGTGAAAAGGACAACAATGACGGACCAATTGGCGCCGAGAGACGGCGCATAGGTGATGGCCAGCAGCGTTGGTATGACTACGGGCGTCAAGCCTAACCATGCCCGTAGTGGGACCCGACTACCGCGGCCCGCTATTGAGCGGATCAAAGACGCGAGTCCATGGGTCGCGCTCGTGGGTTCGACTTCTACTATGCGGGCGGATTTGGGGCTGAGTGTTACGGTGACGCTGCTTTCGCCGCTCTTGGCGGTCATCTTGACGTCCCGGCCCGTCTCGGGTAGTTCGGTGAAGTCCTCTGCAGCAGTTGCTTCGTACGCGTCGTAGGTGATGGCGAGCTCGCCAAACTCTGAGAGCGCCTTGGCGATCCCCTCAAGCTCGTCTCTGTATAGGCGGACATGATGCATGGAGGTCGTTTTGACCGTCGCATCCTTCCGGCGGATCGCCATCCAACCCTCCCGCCTTCCCTGCCTTGGTGGAGAATGATGGCATCTGGAGTGCAGGCAGACTGAGATTACGCGCCAATGTGACCGAGATGTTTCGCAAGTCTGCCCCAGTCCGCGATGGGCCAGCAGGGTTGCCCGCGCCACCACGTGCCCACCTCCCGAGCCGGCGGCTCGCACACGCCCCCACAGACGATGGCGACCAGGTTGCCGGGCAGTACTTCGACACGCCACGTCCAGGCGCCGCCCACAGGCTGCTCGGGTGTCGAGCCGCCGCACCAGGGGCAGAGCACTCGGATGGTCTGGCCGGTGTAGAGC